GGACACGGTCTCACTGCTCAAGGGCATCATGCGCTACGAGCCACGACTCCTGAACCGGCCCGACATGCCCGCCATCGTGGAACTGACCCGACAGGCCGTCATCAGGCTCGACCGCACACTCAACCCGCCACCGGAAACCAAAATGATCGGCTGGTGCCCAGCCTGCGGGTTCGAACTGCGCTGCGACGAACTCGAACTCAAATCCGGGTACAAGGCATGCGACAGATGCTCCGGAGAATACCGCATCAAAGACATCCAACGCGCCAGCATGCTCAGACTCGCAGTCGGAGAATCACGAGGAACAGCAGCCGAAATCAGCCGCCTACTACAACCATGGGGCATCGATATCAAGAGCAACACAATCTCACATTGGGGCGCTCGCGGGCTCATCCAGCCGGTGGGAATGGACGGCGAGCGCCCGGTGTTCCTGGTGTGGGATGTGTGGCAAGCGCATGTGCGCAAGGATGGGTGATCGGTGAATCTGTTCACGGGATTTGACAAATGCGAACTGTCCACGTATACATGTCTATAGTTGGTCATTTCCATGAGATCATGGAGGTGGCCTTTCGTATATCTCCTCGAAATTCTTCAGGGTCGGCGCATGAGTTCCAACCGTACGCATAACCGGGCTTTCGAGAAAGCCAAGCAGGCGTTCTTCGAGGAAGGCAAGCGCCTGGACTCCGAGGGAAGCTCCGCCGCCGATTGCTGGATCTGCCACAAGCGCATCGACTACAGCGTGCCACCCGGCACCACGGACGCGAGCCATGAGCTCGATCATTATTACCCGGTGCGCGACTATTCAGACCTGCAGGACGATCCCGCAGGCTTCCGCCACTCACACCGCAAATGCAACCGCGAGCGCGGCGCCGGCCAGCCCAAACTCGGTTTGGGTGACGTGATCCCCGCCTGGTGGTGATTGGGCTATTCACACGAAAGGACTGGCGTCATGGACAATGACCACAGCATCTGCCAACGATTGGCCATGATGCTCGACGAGGATCCGTCATGCACGATACTGATCATCGGCCGATACATGGCACCGGTGCGCGCCGAATACAACAGCGTCCGGCATCTCGTGCGCAAGGCCAAGCTCCGTCCAACGATCGCCAACAACAGCCACCTGCGATCGGTGACCGCGCAGCAAGGCAGGCTTGAAGCTTTCGCGCCCATCGGTCCGGCCCGTGGGCGTCGTGCCCGCGCCGTGCTGCATGTCGGCGAGCGCAATGAGCACATCGACATGGTGCTTGACTCGTTCCGCATGTCCGGAGCGATCGTTTACACGTCGTTGGGTGTGTGATTGCCTCGCCGGTGGGGTAGGGGAGTGCGGATTTGCAGACCGCTGTCGGTCGGCCCACCCTCCCGCGCGCACCAGACCTCCCTCTCCTGACCTGGCCACCCTATCGCGCGCGATGGCTCGGAATCGGTTTTATTCCGCCGTTTCTGAGGGGCGTATTTTTCCGGTTGTTTTCCGGTGGCTCGGTTCGTTTGGTTGGTAATTGGGTTGTTTTTGCCGCCAGTTCGGCTGATTGGGGGTTGATTATGAGTGCTTCCAAGGATCAGCGGGCTCTTGACATGTTCATGGGCGCCGAACCGTTGCAAAGGATTCGTGACGAGCTTGGTTTCAAGACCGTCACGTCGGCCGAGGCGGCGATACGCCGTGCCCTGGCCGAGAAGCGCAAGGGCAAGGACTACGACACCGAACGCCAGCTCGAGCTGGAACGCATCGACGCCATGTTCAGGATCGAATACCCCTTGGCCAAGCAGGGTGATTCCGCGGCCATGAGCACGTGCCTGTCCCTGTCGGAGAAGCGCATGCGCCTATTGGACAAGCCTGGCGATCATGAGGGCATCACCGCCAGCTATGAGGCGACGCTCAAGGCGCTGGCCATCACCGACGCGGATTCCGCATTGGTGGCGACCGGACGGGCGGTGGCCCGGCAGATCGACTACGCGCTGCGCCACGGCCAGGGGCAGGAGGTCACCAAGGCCCTGTATCTGGTGCCTCACCTGATGAACGTGCTGCGAGAGCTCGGCGCGACGCCCGCGGCGAGGAAACAGCTCAAGGAGTACGCCGGCGCCGCAGCGGCCGAATCGGACAGCGAGCCGGTGGACGAGCTCACGGCGTTCCGTCGCCGCAAGTTCGGCATCTAGACCTGGGAGGATCGGAGCAGCCATGTCGAAGCATTACGGCCGCACCGAACCGAGGCTGTGGACGAAGCCGCTGCGCGAGCTCACCCCGGACACATCCTTGGGCTTCGAGGTCATCGACTACGCTCGCCAGATCCTGCACATCGAACTCTACCCGTGGCAGCAGTGGCTGCTCATCCACGCGTTGGAGCTGTTGGAGGACGGGATCACCTACCGGTACCGGCGCATCATCGTGCTCGTCGGCCGGCAGAACGGCAAGACCCTGGTGGCCAGCGTGCTCGCCTCATGGTGGCTGCACGTGGACAGCCAACGCCACCCCGACCGCGTGCCCCCGTTGAGATTCAAGATCGTCGGCACCGCGCAGAACCTCGACATCGCCCGAGAACCATGGAACAGCGTCAAACTCTGGTGCGACCCCGAACCCGAAACCATCGAGGAACAATCCGCCGCCATCCCCACCCTGCAGGCCGCGACCGCCAAAGTGAGCGACACGAACGGCAAGGAATACATCAAAAGCCGAACGCTCGCAGTCTACGAGATCCGCGCCGCGAAAAACGCGCGAGGCAAGCCGGCAGCCCGAGTCATCATGGACGAACTGCGAGAACAGAAGGACTGGGCCGCATGGAACGCGCTGAGCCCGACCATGAAGAGCTTCTGGAACGGCCAACTCTGGGGCATCAGCAACGCGGGCGACAGCACCAGCGTGGTACTCATCCAACAGCGCGACGCGGCACTCGAATTCATCGACTCCTGGCACCGCACCGTCGAATCAGGACTCATGGACGCCGCCGAATACGCAGGCCGCCACGACTGCTCCCTCGCACTGTTCGAATGGAGCGCCGAACCCGACTGCCCGAAGGACGATCTGGAAGCGATACTCCAATCCAACCCCAGCATCGGATTCGGCTCGCAGACAGTGGAAGGCGTGCTCGCCGACATCCCCGGCATGACCGACGCCGGCTACCGGACCGAAGACCTCTGCCAATGGGTCACCGCGAAGGTCGAAGGCTACATCGACGCCAACGATTGGACGAACACCTTGGCCAAACCATTCGACATCCGAATCCCCACCGGTGCACGCACCGTGTGGGGAATCGACGTGAGCGTCGACCGATCCCACACCTGGATCGCCGCCGCCGTGCTCGACGCCAACGGCAACCCCGTGGTCAGCCTGCGCGAACGCCGCAAAGGCCTGATGTGGGTGCCCGAATACATGCAGCATCTGGCCGAGGAATCCGGCATGTGGGAGGTCGCCATCCAATCCAAAGGATGCCCCGCCATGGAATTCATCGAACCCATGAAGCAGCTCGGCTTCACCGTCCACGGGATCGACGGCAGCCACATCGGCCTCGCGACCGGCCGCCTGCGAGACCGCGTGCGCGAACACCGGCTCATCCACGCTCCACAGCCACTCGTCGACCAGGCCATCGAAGGCGGCGTCACCAAGGTCATCGCCGAAAACGAGGCATGGGACCGACGCCGGTCGATCGTCGACATCAGCGGCGTCGCCGCCATCACCGTAGCCCTCTACGGGCTCGAAACCTGCGAACCGGTCGAACCGGAACACAGCGCATACGAGCAATACGACCTCCTCACCTTCTGACGAAAAGGAACCAGCATGCTTTCACGCCACCCATTGCGCAGGTCCATCGGACGACGCATCGTCGCCCGCATCGACACCGTCACCTGGCGAGGCCGGCTCGCCGCATACTCATGCGGATGGCTGGAACTCAAGGATGCCAGCGTAGTGGACCCGGTCACCGGCGCCACCGGCGCCGACGGCCTGATCCTCCTGCCCGAAACACGCATCGACTTCATCCAAATCGCACCGGAGGCCGACTGATGGCGGGACTCTACTTCGAACACAACGGGCTGCTCAACGACTGGACGGCCGCCAACAACATCGAAGTCGTCGACGCCGGCCAGCCACTCCTCTCCTACGACGCGGAACCCGACGGGCACGGCGTGAAAAGCCACCCATTGCGCGAGGTCACCGACTTCATCGCACGCATGATCAGCAGCCTGCCCCTCAAGGTCTACAAACGCGAACCCGACGGCGGACGCAGCCGCGTCAGGGAAGGCCCCCTGGCCATGCTCGTCGCCAACCCGAGCGGCAACCCCGCCATACCACCCAGCATGTTCTGGTACGCGCTCATCCAGGACGGCCTCTTGGCCGACCGGTACCTCGCCATCATCGACCAAACCGCCAACGGCCTGCGATTGAAACGCATCCCCGCCCGCCGCTGGAGGCCCACCGTCGACGACTTCGACGAACCCACCGGCGCCAAGGTATGGATCGACCCCGCGAACCCCGCCCGGTTCGACATCCACACGGACGGCATCATCATGAACGTCGGCTATGCGTTCGCCAGCGGCAAAGGCGAACCCAAACGCCGACGCCTGCGGGAAATCCTCGAGGAATACGACGCGAGCCTGAAATACCGCGCCGAAGTCAACCGGCACGGCATCCGAAGCCCGCTCGTCATCGAACGCGACAAGCCATGGCCCGACGCCACCTCCCGCGAACGCTTCCAACGCGGCATGAAGCAATTCACCAGCGGGCAAAGCGGGGCCGGCGGCGGCATGCTCCTGGACGACGGCATGCATGCCACCGCCCTCAACGGGTTCAAACCCATCGACGTGGACGACCTCAACGCCCGCGACAAGGTCAAGATCGACGTGGCCAACGCCTACGGCATCCCACCCGAGATCATCGGCATCAGGGAAGGCAACTTCAGCAACCTCACCGCTTTCAAACAGATGCTCTACGGCACCTACCTGGACCCGTACATCGTCAGCCTCGAGCAGACCCTGAACCTGTGCCTGCGCGACCGACTGCAGATCTACGACAAGGGCGTATACCTCGAATTCGACCGCGACGCCCAACTGCGCGGCGATCCCGAAGCCCAATACAAGGCGCTCGTCACCGCCACGGGCCGACCCATATTCACCACCAACGAGGCACGCGAACTCCTCAACAAGACCAAGCTCGACGAGGGCGAAGGCCTCGTCACCCCGCTCAACGTGCTCATCGGCGGCCAGACCAGCCCCAACGACGGGCAGACCGAAAGCAGGGGAGACGCCCAACTGCCAACCAGCGAACCAGAGAAAGGACAGCCATGATGCTGACCAAGACCATACGCACGCCGGTCAAGGCGCGCACCAACGAGGAAGGCGAAACGACCGGATTCACCGGCTACGCCGCCGTATTCGGCAACATCGACCTCGGCGGCGACAAGATCGTCAAGGGCGCGTTCACCCAGACCCTCGCCAGCCGATACCCGGATCATGGCGCCGGAATCCCCGTCTACTGGAACCACGACACCGACGACCCGTTCAAGAACCTCGGCCTGACCACCAGCGCCATCGAGGACGAGCACGGGCTCAAGGTCGAAGGCGACATCGACACCGGCACCGCACTCGGCAAACAGGTCGCCAAACTCCTCAAGGAGAACCGCGTCAGCCAGATGAGCTTCGCGTTCGACATCGAGGACGGCGCATGGGTCGACAGCCGGAAAAACGACGACGGCACCATCAGCCCCGGCTACTACGAGCTGCGCCGGCTCGACCTATACGAGGTCTCCATATGCCCGATCGGCATGAACCAGGCAACCGAGGTCAGCGCCAAGAAAGCCGTCCTCGGCCTCGACCCCGACCAGCAGCCGGAACACGACGAGAAAACCGCCGCCACGGATCCCGCCCCGCGCAAAACCGACGCCGCACGCCGCCTGCGCCTCCTCAACCTCCAATAAACCAACCACACCCTCCGAAAGGAACACCCATAATGCATCTCCAGCAGCAGATCAACGACCTCAAGAAAACCGCACGGGAAATCCTCGCCAACGCCGACAACGAGCACCGCGACCTCACCGCCGCGGAAAAGAAGGAATTCGACGACACCTGTACCAAGGCCGAAACCCTCCAGCAGGTACTCGCCAACGCCGAAGCCAACACCAAACGACTCGACGGCATCCTCACCGGCGACACCAAGAGCCTCGGCGAAGCCGAAAAGAACGAGGACAATCTCGAAGGCCACGACCTCGGCCAGCGATTCGTCAGCGGCCTCGCCTACAAGACCTGGCACAAGACCGCCGACACACTCGGCACCGGCGGCGCCATCCGCATCGACAAGACCCGCATCGGCACCATGGACGAATACTTCCAGGCCAAGGCCGGCAACGCCATCGGCACGCCCATCGCCCACCTGCAGCCCACACGCATGCCAGCCGTCGACCTGATCAACCGGCCCGCCATCACCCTGCTCGACCTCATCAGCCGAGGCAGCACCAAAGGCGACTTCGAATACCTGCAGATCCTGAGCGTCACCCGCAACACCGGAATCATCCCCGAAAACACCGGCGACGACGCCACCGACACGCAGAAACCACAGTCCACATTCGCCACCGCGCTCGCCGACGCGAAGGTCTACGGCTACGCCGACGGCTACACCGTCACCAACCAGCTGCTCGAAGACGATTCCGCCATGGCCAGCTTCCTGCAGAACGAATTCGACTACAGCTTCCAGCTCAAGCTCGCCGACATGCTGCTCAACGGCACCGGCACCAACGGCCAGCCCAAGGGCCTGCTCAACACCACCGGCGTGCAGGCGGGGAACTGGACCAAGGCCGACGACGAGGCGCGCAACCTCGTGGTCGCCATCCGCCAGTCCCTGACCAAGCTGCGCGCCGTAGGCGCCACCGCGTCCGCGATCCTCGTCAACCCCGAAGACGCCGAGAAGATCGACCTCATGACCGACGTCAACAAGCGATTCATGGGCAACGGCCCCTTCGGCACCGGCCCCACCACCGTATGGGGCCGCCCGCTCGTCGAATGCGACCAGATCGCAGCCGGTAAGGCCATCGTCGGCGACTTCCGCCAGATGGCCCTGCTCGACCGCAGCGGCCTGACCGTCGAAGCATTCAACCAGCACAAGGACTACGCCAGCCGCAACCTCACCTACGTACGCGCCGAACTGCGCGCCGCACAGGTCATCTGGCGCCCCGCCAACTTCGTCGTACTGGAGGCCAAGTGATGAGCAGCCAAATCGCAATGCAGGTCATCAACGGCATCCGCTACCGCCCCGAAGACGCGCCACGCCACGCGGCCACCGAACCTCCCGCAATCGAGGCACCCGTGGAAACCCCGCAACCCGAGCCCGAATCCGAAACCATCGAACCGGTGGCGGGCGTACTCACCGCAGACGAGGCCAAGGCCAACGCCAAAGCCACGAAGGCCACCAAAAAGGAGGCCTGAATGACAGCGGCACAATTCCGCACAGTCCAACA